TTAACAAATCCAAGTGCATCTCCTAATTCAGCATTGGAAGCAGTAATAGCAAGTTTTAACTGATCATCTTCTAATGAGTTAGCAGATCCAGTAATAGCATAATAAGTTGTAGTACCATTTAAACGACCAGTTGCTCCAGAAGATAATGGGAAATCAGCACCATCACCAGTATCAACTACATTAAGAGTGACTTCGGCACCATTTACAATTCCATGTGGGAATGCAAATTGGAATAATCCCAAGTCAAGGTTTACAACATAGTTAAATGATGATTTTAATTCAACTGCTGGTGTAGAAGAATATCCAGCACCAGAATCTTTTACTATAATCTGATCAATACGACCATTTTTAATAGTTGCTTCTGCAATAGCACCAGATCCACCACCACCTGTAATTACAACAGCAGGTGCTTGTGAATATCCAGAACCTGGATCAGTAACAGTAATACTATCAAGTATACTTGTGGAAGTTAATTGAGCATTAATTGGGAATGTAATCTCAGGACGCAATGTATAATCGTGAGAATAATCATAACCAAAATTATTATTCTTTAATTTCTTAATCTTACCAACTTTATTACCCTTAGTAAAGATAGATGCACCAGTACCAAATGGAGGAATAATAACTTCTAAATCTGCACCAGAACCAGCTAATCCTGGTCCAAGGATACCATCTATAGATTCAACATCAATAGTTGCAGTTGTATATCCTTTACCTGGAGAAGTAACAACAACTTCTTGAATTTGACCAGGAATAGTAATACCTTCAGCATCTTGACCATCAGCAACTGTAATAGTAACTAATCCACCTTCACCATCTCCTCCAATAGGTACTTGGTTATATGTACCAACAGCATATTCAGTACCTGGTTCTTTAATTTGAACTCTTTCAATTTGTCTAGTTGACTGAATACCAGTAATAATAGGTAATTTAGAATAGAATCCACCAGAATTAACTATTCTAATATCTGATATTTTACCAACAGCAGCTAATGAACTTGTACTATATGATGTTTGTGCTACAGCAGCATCTCCTTCAGGTTCACTTGCCAATTTAAATTTAAATGTATCAGCACCCTTTGTAATAGTTGCACCACTAATACTAGTAATAGTAAAGTTTCCAAGATAAGGTGAATCTACAATATCAAGATATGCACCTTCTGATATTGGAGAATCATCTCCCAATCTAGATGGATCGAAATAATATGATATATTAGTTACAATATCATTATCTACTTTTAGTTTAACTGTAGGTGTAGGTTGTCCTTCTCCAGTTAATCCAGGAGTTCCTATTCTTTCAATTGAGTTGAATGAATATTCCAATTTATACAAATTATCCTTAGAGAAGGATAAGTTTGCACCAGCAAGTGAAGAATGACTCATATCAAACAAATACTGGTGTCCATAGTACATTTGAAGGACAGGAGACTTAGCAAAGATACTAACTCCTCCAGCAGATGTTGCAGGACTTGTAATAGCAGGAGTTGGTAACTTATAGATAAATTCTAATGAACTTATAACATTATTAACTGTAAATGATCCATCATATTCATCATAGGCAGTACCACCAACTTCTTCTGTTGGGTTACCATCAACATAAATCATTTCTCCAGCAGAGAGATAATGACCAGTAGCAGTAATTACATAAACTTCATCTGTATTAGCAACGTTAGTAACTTGAAGAATCTTTGTTAGATTAGCAGTTAGACTTATCTTTAAGACACCAGTTAAATTAATAATCTGTGCTGTACTATAAGAAGCATTAAATGATATATCACCAGTATCAATATCAATAACAGAACCTGGAATAAAGGTAGATCCACCAGCTACTTCTTCAATTTTTATACTATAATCAGCAATTGAGAAAGGTTTAAATTTAGCATATCCATCTAAATTCTGTGATCCACCAGCATTATAAGTTCCATCTAAATTATATTTGTCTAAATCAATATCAAATGTTCCTGGAGTTGTATTATCTACTAAACTGAAAGTATAATCTACAATTTCATTCGTATCATCAGGAACAGGTCCAACAATACCATAAGTACTTGCTTCATCAAATTGCTCAGTTACTAATGATCCTGTATTAGTATCATCAGTCCATGCATTATTATTAACAGCAACATATACTTTATTATTAGCATCATCCTTTCTAAGAATATAACCACTATTAACAAAGGTTCCAGAATCATTATTTAAACGTAGTTTTGCACCAACTGTAAACATAAAGTCTTGGTTGATGGTAAGTTCTTGAACATTATCAATCTTAGTTGTATTAGTTACTTTAAAGTAATATTTGTCTTTAACTACAGCAGATACTTTAAGTTTTGATGAACCTGGAGAAGGAACTGTAGATGTTCTAGAACTCCAAAGATCAGTAGTATGAGTCAATGTTTCAGTATCTTGATTCATTGATGTTGTAGCATCATCAAAATCTAAAGTCTGGAATCCAGCACTACCTAAAGCATATCCAGTATTAGTAACAGTAAGCGTAGATCCTACTACAGGAGTAACTGCAGTACGAGCAAATCCTAGTTGAGTGTTAGTTTGTACTCCTTTATCACCCAATCTTTCAGAATCAGAATCTTTATCGGATTTTAAACCCCAACCAACATATTCAATATAATCATATTGATTCAAATTAAAAGTAAACCAAGCATCATCTTGCCAGTCGTATGTTGGAGCAAAAGCACCTACAAGAGGTAAAACAACAATATCAGCTGGAACTGTAGGTGTAACTGCTCTATTTCTTAAACGTAAATTATCTAACCACCATTGACCTTGTTGACCTGACTGGAATTGTCCTGTTGTACCAGACCATCCTGGCTGGTTACCAATCCATAAATCTTTATTACCTAAAGAAGTTGCAGCAAGTGTACCACTTACAACAGATATACCATTTACATAGACTGTAAATAGATCACCTGCTTTCTTAATTCCAATAAATTGCCATGTATTATCAGCATACATGGTTGTAACTGTTGAAGTTAATGCACTACCTGCAGCATTAAGTGCAGTTGTACTATTAGTAACAACTAAAGTTAATGATCCATTACTAGGTGTAGTTTGATCATAATACAACCATAAACCACCTGTAGTATCAGTAGCATCTCCAATACCAATTAAAGTTTCTGAATTTTGACCATGTGTATTGGTAACACTACCATCTTTATACAACATGAACTCCATAGTCCAATCTTCAGCAAGTCTAGTACCTAAAGAAGCAGCAGTAAACTGAATCGCTGCATTTTCCCATGTTGAAGGGTTTACAGTATCTCTACCTAAGAATTTAACTAATCCGTTACTAGAATCTAATGCCAATGCATCTCCTTCACCTATGAAGGTTGGAGTATAATGTCCTGTAGTATCTGTAGTTTCACCAGAATCAAATTTGAATATAAATTCATTTCTATTCCAAACTGTCTGACCATAGGAATAAACATCACCTGAATTATCTACAGATAATGAATGTATCTTAAGACCTTCAATATTGTTCTTATTAAGCTCATTGGTAGTATGTTTCTTCATAATACCATCATATCCAATCTTAATCGTTCCTACTTTCGCATATCCGTTAGTAGAACTTGTTTGTGAATATCCAACATTAAGATCACCAAAAATATCAATTACACCCTTATTAACAGCAGTAATTCCTGTATCTGGCATCACATAACGCTTATTCCATATAATTGATCCCGAATTACTTAATTTACAGACCCATAAACTATCTTGGGTAGTATCATCTGCCTTTTGTTGGCATGTAGCAGTAAGATAGAACTCATTAAATTCATCTACACATATACTAGTATCAAGGAAAGAATATACACTATTACTTAATTCTTTAGTCCATTCAACATTAATAGCACTAAGACCAATAGTTGCCTTACCAAAAACAACATTAGTATCGGAAGCATTAGCATCCGTTGCAGTTTCCATAATAAAGTAAATATCTTCATCTAAAATAACTAAATCAGTAATTCTTTCAGACTTAGTAGAAGATGCTATCTTTCTCTTAATAGCAAAATTACCTGTTGTATCAATAGATGCTAAGAAAGCATCATCAGGATAAAGTGAATTTGTATTTGTATATCCACCAATAACATAACGAGTATCAGAATATTTTTTAACAGCACTTACATAATCAGCACGATTTGAACCAGATATACCAGCATAACCTTTCTGGAATGTTAAACTAGCATTTAAACCATCATTAGATTGAACATACTTTGCTAAAATGATATCTGGATTATAAGCATTTAATAATTGACTATTTGGTTTATTAATACCAACTAACCAAATATCATCACCTTCTACAGACATTTTTTGCCATTCTGTATATTCTAATCCACTATCACTTTCTAATGTCTTTTCCCATTCTTTAATACCCAAAGAAGAGAACTTAGATACAAAAGCAACTTCATTTCCAAGACTATCTTTTGTTTTACCACAAATAAAAGCCTCTTTATCATCATTTACATAACTATCATTAATTTTTACATAATTATTATTCTCCATCTTGGAGATATAATAATCTGCCTTTTTAAAAACTTGTGGATGACTTAAAATAACACGAGGATTCTGAGTATAACCAGAACCAGAATTTATAATATTAACATTATTAATTGATCCAACAGAGGTTACAACTGCCTCTATTTCACCTTTTTTACCATCACCATCTATAATAATTGATGGTGGGATTTCCTCATCATATCCAGATCCTGCTTGATCAATTACAACTTGTTCAATACCCTTAAATTGACGTACAACAAATGTTTTATTGGTATCATCCATAATAGGATTGTAATCAATAAAAACATCATCTCCAGAAGATAAATTATGAGGAACTGCAGTTTTTAAAACACCATAATTCTGTCCACCAACATTTTCAAAAGAATATAAGGATACTGTTTCACCAGTAATCTTAGAAACTCTAGCAGAAACTCCAGTACCATCAGTACCAGTATTATCAAATACTAGAATATCATTAACCTGATAACTACTACCTGGGTTTTCAACTGTAAATCCAGTTACAGAAGCATCTTCAAATTTAGTGGTAGTTTCAACTTCTATGTCAACCTTAGAATCAAATCTAACTTTAGGGAAGTAATCAAATAATTGTAATGGTGATTCTTCATACAATTGATCTGGATTATCAATTTCATCCTGTGTAATAACACCATCATTGTTATCATCTTCTGGATCAAATAAGAGAATCTCACCTGCTTCAGTAGTTATAGCGTTTGTAGAAGCATTTGGTGCTCTTTCAACGTCAATATCAACATTTTCATAAGGATCTCTGTAACGAACAACCCCAGTAGGAATATTCTGTTGTGTAGCACCTTCACTAAGGTTCCAATTATCAACTACAGAATTGAAATTTGGACCTATAACATAAGGGAAAAGTGGATTACCATCTTCTGTAGAATCAATAGTAACAAAATAACAATATCTACCACCTGGATAATCTGGTGTTTTACAAAAACGACCATTATACTGATCTAAATCTCCAAGACCAAAAACATATTCATAATCTTCAACAAAATTACCAGCAGTTTCATCTGTAAGTAAAGGACCAGATTCTCTTACTGGATATGGATTAGTAATTGCATTATAAACTAGAGCAGGTTTTAGCTGATATGAAGTATCTAATTTTTTAATAACAGATCCCTGATCAGTAGGATCAGTATATCCATAAGGTCCATAAATTGGATTACCATCAAATGCCCATCCAATTATAGGAGAGTGATCTAGATTAGATTCTTGTTCTTTAATAAGACCAGCATTATTTTCATATAAATTATCACCTAAAATATATCTTAAAGTTTGTGGGTTTGCAAGATGAGCATATTCACCACCATATTGGTTATTATATCCTTCAAATACTCCACCCTTTGCACTATCAAAGATTGATGATTTATCTAAATTATATCTCCATTGGAATACAGAAGGTGTAAATGTTGCACCAGATCCTACAGATGTTAAGGTAATAATAGTGGTACCTTGAACATAATTAATACCTCTGTTTATAATTTCAATTCCTGTAACTCTACCAGCATTTTCACCATCTACATCAATAGTAGCACGTGCTATAGCACCAAAACCTACACCTTGTATAGACACTGTAGGTGCTGTAGTATATCCTTGTCCAGCAGAAATTATTGCTATTGAAATAATTCTTCCATCATTGACAATTGCTTGTGCAACCGCACCTTCACCAGAACTTAAAGTAACAGTTGGATTTGATGTATATGATTGACCACCAGTATCAACATCAACTTGTTTAATTGGTCCTCTAACAGAGGCTACAGCAGTTGCTCCAGTTCCACCACCACCAACAATAGTAATTGAAGGTTGAGAAGTATATCCAGAACCTCCAGAATTCATTAGAATACGAGATACTGATCCTTTTGTGATAATAGCAGTTGCAGCAGCACCAGAACCACCTCCACCAACAATTGATACTAGAGGAGAAGATGTATAATTAGAACCACCTGATGTTACTGTAATTTCATTAATAGAACCATCAACAATTACAGATGCAGTTGCTCCAGTTCCTCCACCACCACTAATTGTAATAACAGGAGGTGATGCAGCATCATATCCAGAACCTGGAGTTGTTGTAGCAATACCTGTAACAGGTCCAAAAGTCTTGGTACTACTGGATTTATAAGACCATACAGAAACACCATTAACCCATGTTCCAATTGGACCTGGACTAATATCATTTTTAGTTGAAATGGTTTGAGGTGCTAATGGAAACCTATTTAATTTACGTTGGTTACCTGGAAGAAGTGCAGATCCAGGGAAAGGTCCAATCTTATAATTAGGAATACCTGTAGAAGCAATATAAACGTGATTATCATTAAAAAATGTATTTTGGATATTAGTCGTATAAGGACCAATAGCATTTAAAACAGCAGAACTATCAGATTTACCCAAATTAAGGTCAACTGATACTAAAATATTACCTTGAGGAATAACTTGAGCTGGTTGTGGAAGTTGATATTGGAAAACTGTTTCACTATCCCTAGAAGTTACAAGGAAAGTTCCATTATAAAGAATTGGATTAGCACCATAAACAGTTACCTGATCTCCAACTAACAAACCATGAGGATTAGAGCATGTTATAGTAGCATATCTATCATCAATACCACCAAACTGAACTTGTGTTACTTCTATAAGTTTTTTAACGTTATATAACCAAGTAGTAAGTTCTGGTAAAACACTTGTTCCTCCCAACTTAGAAACAGATAATTTATCTCCAGGTAAGTAATAAGAACCAGTATCAGTTAATGTTGTTTGTTGAGCATCAACTATACCTACAACATTAAGTACAACTTCTTGTGCAGTTCCCTTATTTACATAAACATTGAAATTAGATGTTACTTGAGTAGCAGAATCCCAATCTTCAACAGTATTATTAACTGAACGAGTACACTCAATAAACTGGTTTAATGATTTTTCTTTATATTGAACAACTTCTGTTGTTGTACCTTCTCCTATAACAAACTCTCCGTTTCTTTCTGGCCAACCAATAGTAGAGTCAACTGTTATAACACTATCCTCAAAACCTAGTGGTTCAGCAAGTTTTGTCTTATAAGGAACAACAAAAATACCATTAATCGTTTCTTCAGAAAGAACTAATTCAAAAATCTCAACTTCTGAGGTTTTAATAGAAATATAATTTTCTACAAGAGCACTAGCAGCTTTAATACTAGTATCAGCAATATCTTCTTCTTGTGTTAAAAGACCATCTTTAATATCAGTTGGATTTCCACTAACTAATGTTGCACGTAAAATAGTATCAATAGACCATGTAGAAGCAGATGGTTTAATAATTTGATCTTTTGGATAAGAAACACTTACCTGTTCACCATATAATAACTTAAACAAATAAGCAATACTGAAAGAAGTACCCTTAGTACTATAAAATTGCTTTATAGTTTGAATTGCAGTACGTACATCTATCTTCTTATAATCTAATTCTGGTACATCAGGGAGAAATTGTTCTGTATACTTATCTAATATCCTTTTAACAAATAAAGCATCTAAACATTTTACTTCAGTATCTACTACTGCTGCAGATGCAGTAGTATTATTAGAAAATACTGCGTTACCAGTCTCTGTATATTCAACAATACCACTAGCAGCTCTAGCACATCCTTCAAATGATGCTTTAGTATAGTCATTACCACTACGGTTTATATTAAAACCAGTAACTTCATTTACACCAATTTCAACAGAACATTCTGCTTCAGGTGGACTTTGAATGACAATTTTTGGAGGTGTATCTGGACTATATCCACTACCAAAATTAACAATATTAATATCAGTGATTTTTCCGTTAAATATTGCTGCAGTTGCAGTTGCACCTACTCCACCAATATAATTACCAACAGCATCTACTCTACTATCTACAATATAGACTGAAGGAACATCATCATATCCACTACCACCATCAAGTAATTCAACAGATGTTACCCTACCATCTCCATCAACTTTAGTTTCTAATATTTGTGCTCCTACTGGATCAATAACAGCAATTCTAGGTGTTGATAAGTAACCCTGACCAGCATTTAATACTGTAATACTTGTAACCTTACCATCAGTTAAAACTGCTTGTAATGATGCTCTAATTCCATCAGTACCCGTTGGTTCATCAACATATACGCTAGGAACTGTAGAATAATCAGATCCACCATCAGTAATAGTAATTTCACCAGAAATACTACCCCCAAGCATTGTAGGAGGTGCTAATTTTGCCCCTCCAGGCTGTTTAAAAGTAACTCTAGGTGTAAATGTGTATCCACTACCAGAATTAGTAATTTCAACGTCAGTAATTTCTCCATTAGTAACAGTTGCCTTTAATTCAGCAATTTGAGATCCTGTTTTAGTAGGACTCTCAATCACTACACGAGGAGGATTGGTATCACTATATCCTTTACCACCAGATAGTAATGTAGAAATTTTAATACCATTAACAAGTGCTGTGGCAGATGCACCTCCACCAGTATCAGATCCAATAGAAACTTTTGGAGGATACTCAAATTGATATAAAGAACCAGTTACACTAGTTTCAATACCAGTAAGTGCACCAGAATCATTTACACGGGCATATCCTATAGCACCACTACCAAAAGAAGGAATTGGAGCTTCAATTGAATATACCGACAAATATCTACCATTTAAAGGTGCTTCTTTAAAAATAAATTTAGATCCATCAAGGAAGAAATCTACCTTTGGTACAAGAAGTTTATTATCATAAACAGCAAGAATATATTCATCTACAAGAGGTTCATATGAAATACCATTTCTAGTAAGTTCAAATTCTGTCTTAGCATCCCCAAAAGAACCAGATACATTATCTGTTCCTACAATAGTATTCTCAACAAATCCACTTAAGAAGAAGATATAAGTTGAAGAAGAATCATCTGCAGGAACTCTTGTTCTAGGTGCTTCAGTATAAACAATATTAGTGCCACTAATTGTATAATCTATTCCAGGAACTAATACTTCACCATATACACTTACAATAATATGTTGTGGAGAAGGTACACCAACAGGAGCAGATTGTGATGTTAATGGAAAAGATCGTGTAGATCCATCAAAATCATTGATATGACTGGCAAGATCAGTCCATTTTAATTTTACTTGCTCATAAGAGATACCTGGACTTAACGCAATATTTGGTGCAGCAGTTGTTTTTTCATAATATACTACCTCATCACCAATTAATATTGATCCATTATTACTTAAAAACTTATCTACACTCTCTACAACAATCGATTGACTACTATCAGTAATAGGTTCAACAATTTTAGTTGTTCCATCCAAAATACCAATATCTAACTTATCAATATTAAGATATTGAAGGAAGTTATTAATTATATTTTGACCTAATCCTGTCTTCTCCTGAGATCTATAATAATATTCAATAAATTTATTGAATAACGGGTAATCAGATTCTATAAAATCTGGTACCTGAGTATTAATAGACTGAGAAACTTTATTGATATTTGTCATCTAATTAGAAACAACTAGAAGTATTAATTGCACCTGCATTTGCCAAGTCTGGAACTTCAACTACTGAAGGGGTCTGATTGAACGTTGTTGGTGTCAAACTATTTAGTGGAATTGTGGCAGGTGGAGTAGTTCCTAATGGAGCAACAGTAACCTCAGGTGAGATAATATTGACAATAGTTCCAGGTGTTGAAGCAGGAATAGTTGAATTGTTTGCTGGTATAAAATTAACAGGAATTTTTAGATCTTGAGGAAGATTAGTAGGATCTGTTACCGAACCTGTTCCACTAATAGGATCTGTTATATTAGTAGCAGTTGAAGGTGGTAAATTGGAACCAGTACCAATAATATTAACTGGACCAAAGCATATTTGACCAGAATCATAATCTACTGATCCAGCAGAATCATCTGTATAAATTTTTCTTGTTCCTGTATTATAGAACATTCTCAAATTACCAAATCCATCATCTTCAAATTGCTGATCTACACCTGGTCGAGTATCAGTTCTAAAAGTTCCAGATAATAGTACAGGTTCTTTCTTACAAACGTTATCAGTTCCATCACCTGCTGTATCACCTGTTCCATCTCCACTAGTATTACTTGGAGCACTATTATACAATCCAGCACCAGTAGAAATACAATAAGTATTAGTTTGATTACTTGATGGTTTAATGTATTTTAAGATACTAACTTGAGAAGAAACATCGGCAATACTATTATCAGATAAAGTAACTGCCTTTTCAAATGCTCCTAATCTAAATGTAGAATTGAAATTGTTTATCTTAGTTTGTGCTGCCCAATCACCAATTGCTTTTTGTATATTAGATTGTATTTCAGAAGTATTACCTCTTCCAGTATCATATTGAGCAAATAGTTTGATGTAAACATATACATCATCAGGATCTATTACTACAGGATCAATAGATGCCATAGAATATGATCTTAATTTATCTTGTAAATCCTTTTTAGTAGCATCATTTAGATTAGATCCTGTCTTTGTTTTAACAGCAATATAAACTTTTCCATAAGTAGGAGGATTCAATGAATCTCCACCATATGCTATAACAGTATCTGCATTATCATAGATGTTTTTAGTAATAATTGCATAGTCTTGTGCTGTTACTGCTCTATATTGAGAAGCATAAAATCTGGGTGCATTATACTTAATTGATTCAATACTTTCAGCAGATTCACCAAGATATGACTTATTTCTAGTTTCTAAAGCAACAAAAGCTTGACCATAACTATTTCCATTATTATCATTTATTTTTGCTACAAAATTAAATTTTCCAACATCATTAGCTGCAGCACCATCAGTAACAATATACGATAATTCTACAACTTCACCATCTTTTACTGCTCTACCTACACTATCATCACCAAACCTTACCTCATACCTCATATCCTCGCCTTCAGAGAGGAAGTAAACCCTACTTATACCAGTTAGGTTAGTAACATTATCAACCCTATTGTAAACGTCTGAAGAGGTAGATGATTCGTTTGGTTTTACTCTAACAACTAACTTAGAAACATCAGCATCTTCAGCAGGTATTCTATAAGTCTGTTTCGCAAAAGTATTAACAACATAACTAAAAGTTACATTTTGACCTTCATATATCGGAACACATTTAAATGTTGCGACTCCAGTAGTCTGATCTACATTTACAGTAATATCTTCAAGAGTATTCCATATATAATTTCCACCAGAAGCAACTGCACCTTTCGGTAAAGTAGCAGTAGATGGATATTCTCCATTTATCAATTGTGTATCACATCTTAATTCAATGAATGCTTTAGAAGCAATAATTGATCGTGGAGTATAATTTAGCAGCTTTGCAATATTAGTAACGTTATCTCTAATAGTTGCTGACGGTAAGAATACTTCATTTAATGCCATATTCGCATTAAATGCTGTATAATAGGTATTATATGATAAAGTATCAATTAAATATGCCAAAGTAGAACCATCAAAATCGTAATCACTAAATTCGGTTCTAGTTCTTAGGTACGATTTAATAGAAGCTTTGATATCCTCAAAGTCTAATGCTGTTAAATTATTCGGTTGCATTATTCAGGTCTCTGTAAAATAAATGCTATTGTCTCAACTATAGGTAATCCTACAACTCTATATGTTATAGAAATATTAATCTTGTTACTTTCCAATATTGGAGTAACTACACAATCACTAATCTTTACCCTTGGTTCATATTGCCTAATGGTATTTAGTACTTCTTCCTTTAATGCATCAGCAGTAAAGGGATCTAGTGGTTCAAAAAGAAGAGCATTAACACGACATCCTTTAGTGGGTTGAAATGGTTTTTCACCCATTTGAGTCAAAATTAAGTTTTTTACAGACTGTTTTATCGAATTTTCATTTTTCACGATAGCTAGGTCATCAGTAAAAGAATTTTTAGAAAAAGACACACCAATATCCTTGAAACTTCTAGATTTCTTAAATTCCTTATTTGTAATGTCTTTTAGTGCCATTAAACTTTATAAAATGTGTACTTTAAAGTCAATTCTTCCATCGGTCCGACAGGTTTGATGACTTTCACATAATATTTGTTATCTACTCTATATTTTTCACAATTAGGAGTATTACTATGGTTAATAAAACCGCCTAATGGCATTCTATAAATTTCATCATCGATAACTAGATGTGACATACCCAATTCAGTGCCCACTTTCAAAGATACTCTAGAGAATATTCCTTGACCTGCAACAGGACTATTTGCAACAAATAATCCTTCTGGCAAAGCTTTGTACATCACATTTACATAATACCTAGTTATTATTTAGCGACCTTGCCCACGATATCTCTTTTTTGGTGCATTTCTAGAAGTAGCAGCGTATTTTGTATGCTTTCCTCTTCCTTGTCTGGTCTTTTTAGGTGGTGCTTGGATAAAATCTCCACCACTTATGCCACTTTTTGCTTTTGCCATGAATTAATCAATATATTGTGCTTATATTATAGCACATTTTTAGTTTCCGACAAATACATCTTCACTTGAACCAGAAACAACGGATTTACACGGATATTTTGTAGTATCATTACCAAGTGGATCATCTATTCTACCCAAAAGTTTACCATTTACGAAAACTGTCTTCGTAGTTGAGTATAATTTCCGTATATGACCATCTGAAGGCTCTCTTCCTCCACTATCTCCGTCCGTACAATGCCAAGCAGGTGTTCTACGAATGCAAAAACACTTAAAACCAATGGAAACTGTACCAAATTTAGTTGGTGTAGGGTGTCTAATGAGCTCATCCTGATCAACTATAGGTATTTTATCGTTAATTACTACGTCTGTTACAGTTTCTCCTGCGGGTCTTTGCGGTTCAGGTGGCCAAATAGCAACACTATTTGTCAATCTAAGCGGTTTATTAACAATTTGACCCGCTAAAGTTGCGTGACGGCATCCACCTAAGATACCACCACCTAATCCAGGGTGATGAAATGCACTAGTTGCTCTTCCATGACCGCTACAATTACCAACGTATAGTGCTGCTCCTCTTGCCATAGTTATTTTTTACGAATAAGGATTACCATAAGCTTTAACTGCACGATCAAATGTCTCCATTGATCTAGTTAAATCGTGATATATTTTACAATCTCCCTTTGCAGTCCACTCTTTACACCCATCACCTAACATATTAGACATAGTATACGTCAATGTTGTAACAACTGTATTACCATCTCCGTCAGTACTAGTGCTAGTATTAGGGTTTGGCGTAGTTCCTGCAGGTGCATTACAATTAATATGTGCACATCCCGCATTAATAGGCTTGCAATTAAGCTCGATTGATATCGTATCATGTTGAGTAGGATCAGCACGATACTGCTTTAACAAATATTTAGTATTCTCCGTAGCATAAGGTAACTGAGTAAGACTTCCTTGTATTGTCTGAACGTAGTTAGCATCGTATTTTACCTTTTCAGGTACCTTTTCTTGAGTATATTTGTCAAGAACACCATTCCAATGCTTATCTATGTCCTCTACATGGTTCTTTAACATGTTCCTATAGTCGTCAGATAGGTCTTTAAGACCTTCTTTATCTACATATCCCTTATTCCTATCATTATCATGGAACTGACGTAGATTATCAATTACGTCTTTTGTGTACTTACGTTGACCAATTTCATGGTATCTATCAATTGTTGGGTCTTTATCGATATAATAAGCAGCATCAATACTCTTAGCAGTAACAGATGCTTTTAAATTATCATTATAATTGTCCCAATGTGCGTATGTTTCACGACTAATTGCTAGTCCTTCTTCCGCATATGCTTTAAGAATACCTCTTTTTATGTTTGGTGTGTTCGCATCATACGCAGAAACACCTAATGCTTTTGGATTTTCCTTAAAAACGTTCCTCACCCATATCTGAGGAGGGTAATCATCTGGGTATCCTTTACCACCATCAAGAATTTGAACACCAGTTAGTACACCTGACGTGAAAATACCCTTTACAGAAGCATTTTTCTTCTCTGGTTCCTCTTCACCATCAACTAGTTCACCTGCTTGATAGATAGAACCTACACTTCTCTTAGGTATTTTAGGTGCTGTTATCTCTAGTATAGGCTCTTGTGTTAATTGATTCCACCCTTCACCGCCATCAGTTATGGATACCCCCGTAACTACTCCATTTGTAACTGTAACGTTACAATTTGGTTGTTTTAGCGTATTAAAGAGGTCTGGAGCACCTTTTGTGAGTCTTGCGGTAACAAATTGGACGGATTTATCCAAAAATTCGTAAATTCCGATCAAAATTGCCCGATCTTTGATGCCATAACCCGCTTTTGCGGTAATTTGGTGACTTCTAGACGATGTATACTGCGTTTCTTTGGTAAAATCACTCCCTGCACCATCTAAATACACTACATGATACGGAAAATTGTCAATATCAGTATGAAATGCACGTAAAATCTTATGACCATTAAGAGTATCACCCTCTACTAGTCTATCAAACCCTGATTGAGGATTAACAATCTCTACATCACCAACGGCACTAAGTTTAATATTAACAGATAGTGTAGTTGTACTATTATCAGGATGGGTGTGTGCATAAGACAATTGAGTAGTATCATTCAATGTATACCCTGTTCCAGGATCCATAATGTTTAGTATAGTCCATTCAGTACCTGAGAATACTGTGGACGTTCCCGAATCGTCAAATTTTGGTTCTATTTTTACTTGAAGTTTAAGTCCAGTGCCCCCGCTTAAAGAAATAGAGAAGATTTGTATAGTACCAAATGACTCTTCTGTAGCTTGCCAAGGGTTTTGAGAGGATTCATATGTAATTCCTTGACTTGATCCCTGATCCCATGCATCAACATACCCAGAACCAGTATAAGACATTTGTATATCTTGGACTCCAGTAGGTTGTGTGGTTGCCAAGGCATCATATTTAAAGGCTAATTTGTAACTTGTGGTTCCAAACCCGAATAGTGTGGGGTGCGGGCAGTCGGGGTCGCCAGTCAAATCTTGGGGTGCTGTATACTTTAATGTGGTTTCGGCTGGAGAACAGGTAAAATTGTTACAAGGTATGCAAGTATATTCATAAGAAGAAGAACTTGAAGGAGCACCTCCATCAGGAGGTGTACTTACAGTTGTACCATCTTCATCTTCAATATGATAGCAAGGTGTACCTACTATACCCATATTATCAGAGGTATCATATAGGTAACTAAACCAAGTGTCCGATGTAACCATATCATATGATAGTTCATTCGGATAATAGTCGTAAAATACTCTCGCTGGTTCCTGATTACTAACTGAAGGGTAATTGTTTGGTATATCTCTAGTTACTTTACCGCAATTGGATGGTCCTGGTCTGAGAGGTCCAGGATCAGGTAACTCAATAATGACAGAATCGTGCATTACCGAGTTTAAATCTCTTTCTGGTATATGATAGTCTACAGTTTCCCCTGTAAGAGGATCTATATTCGTCTTCGCTGGATCTGATGGATATTCAAGAAACTCGAACGTAACACCTAAATCAGCAGTCTCTGGAGTGTTTAATGTACATGGTTCACCACCTCCAAAGCGAATATCAGTCAGTCTTTTGCATCCCATATACTTTTTCCTCTAATACCTGCAGTCTTTCGTAAATGTTATCATAGTTCTCCTTAGTATTTAAGTAATCTTCATGCCCACTTGGTTTGTAATACGTCTTATCAGGAGTAGGCAATTCGTTAACAAACTTTTCTATGCCTTCTAATCTCTTTACAATGGCAGTTAAACACATGTTTATTGCCTCATGTGCCTCTTTATTATCTAACCAAGGATCTAGTTTATCACTCATTACTGTTAATTGCCTTTAATCTAAATTTAGAGTCGTCAGTAACATCATATTCTAATTCTGATTCAGTTGACCATCCGAGTTCTTCAATTACGTCATATGGTATAGTCAGTATTAAATCTCCGTAGTCATCTTCCTCCAGTTTAGTTGTGAATCTTTTACTCATTTTATAATCTGTTTGATTTGGGATTATTACTGGGATGTTGTGTTTTCCAACTCTCCCATAGAGTATATAGAGATTCTTTGTTCTTACCTACGCCATTGCTAGTGTATACAGACGCACAATCATACATACGATTGTCTAAACATCTTTCCAATCTTATTAATTGTTCTAGTGCCCATACACGTGTGTCTTGTTGATCCTCTGAAGTCATTTTTTATACTGGAAAAATTTTTTAATGTAGATGTAAAAATAATTTCTAATAATATATCTCTCTCGATTGGGAACCTTTGTAGGTTAGGGTAGTGAAACGTTTAATATAACGGCCGCCATAAAGACCGAGAACCCCCATGAACACTGCGATTTGAGTGTTATATAATTATAGATAGTGACTGCATGAGTTTGTGTTACATAAGCACAGGTAA